GCGCGCACGCGCGATCCGGCACTACGGTCCGAGAATATTTTAGAGGGCCTCTACAGCTACACGCTCTTCAACGGCGAGAACCTGTCATCGGTCCTCGACGGCGTCTCCGGTCTCGACAAATACATCAATCGCACGGTGGCTTGACATGGCGCTCGGACAATTCGGACTCTCGACCAATGGCAGCTCGTCCGATCTCACGGTGACGGCCGCCGGTACGACGGTTTGCGATGCCATCACCGGGCTTGCCGCCATGCTCGCCTGCGTGGTGTGGCTCAAGCTGAATTACGGGTCCGGCGGCACCAATGTGAAGGTGTACGTCCAGACATCGCTTGATGGCGGAAACACCTGGGTCGATATCGCCTGCGTCGTGTTCGCGACCGCGACCGAAACCGCCATTCTCAACTTCTCGGCTCTTACACCCAAGATCAGCCAGGTGAATCCAACCGATGGGTCGATGACGGACGATACCGCGATCGATGGTATTCTCGGTGATCGGGTCCGGATAAAGGTCGTGTCAACCGGCACTTACGCCGGATCGACGGTCCTGTCTGGTCGGATGGTCGCGCGGTGAGCGTCGCCGATTCCATATCGGGAGCGTTGACCCGCTTCGGCCGCCCCATGACGCTGCGCCGGGAGACGCTCGCCCCCGGCGGGGTGAAAATTCCGCTTGACGTCGAGGTCTATGGCACGGCGGACGGCTGGGTTCCGAAGTCGCTGGTGGGTTCGCTGGCGCAAGGCGAGCGGATGATCGTGATCTCCGATCGGGAGATTGCCGATCGCCAATGGCCGGGGCCGCCGCAGCAGAACGATCGTATGCAGATCGATGGCCGCTGGGTCACGGTCGTCGGCGGCGTCGAGTCGAAATATCTAGGACCGACGGTCCTCGTTCATATTCTCAAGGTGACGGGCGGATGACGGATGACCATCGAGCGTTTTCCGCACGAGCGGTCGTCGGTCGTCCTCACGCTGAAGAAATCGGCCGATCTCGATCAGCTACTGTCATCACCCCTTCCCGAGGCGCCACAACTCAAAGGCTATGAGGCTCGCATGTCCCGCGGAATCAAAAGGCTTGCCAATCTGGTTGAATCGTTCGGCGCTGAAATCGACAAGGCCGCGGACGATGCCGGTGCCGAACTCGCCAAGAAACGTGACGGCTGTCTGGTCGCGGTCGCGTCGGTCAAAAAGACCGTGGGCAAGATGTTCGATGATGCCGCCGCGAGCGCGCAGGACATGCTCAACCAGATCAGCAACGGCGATGAGGGCGAGAACCCTACCTCGGGCGACTCGCAGAACTCTGCGCAGTCGTCCGACAAGGCTGCTACGACCACGACCAACGCCACCGACTGACGGATGGCAGTCACCGCCAAGGTCGAGCCGATCGAGCGTGACGTCCGGCTGATCATCGACGAGACGCTGTCGCCGGCGGCGCAATCCAGGATGATTGCCGACGGCGCGCGCGAGTTCATCGAAGAGGCCGATGGCATCAACCGCCGCATCCTGGGTCGCATCCCGCCGCGGCGGGTCTTTGTGGATGGCCGGGAAGGTGCGGCACTCGATACGGTTCGTGTTCGCGGTGTCATCGTCGCCGAATGGGAATTGGTCATCGATCTTCTGGTCTATATTGCAACGGAGCTGCAAGCGGTCTCTCCGTTCAAGTCCGGTCGGTATCAACGCAGTCACACACTGTTCGCTGACGGAAGAGAAGTGCCGATTGGAAAGACGATCCCGATCGCCGACGAGTATGTCTTTCTTTCGGATGTTGAATACTCGATCAAGATCGAGGGTGTTCCCGGAAGGAAGCCACAGTCGCGCCAGGCGCCGCGCGGCGTCTATCAGATCACGGCACAGAAGAGCAATCGCCAGATGGGCAATATCGCGCGTTGTCGTTTCGAATGGCGCAAGCCCTATCGCGGAAGCTTTGTGACAGGCCATGAAGGCAACAAGTCGGACGGCCGCGTTCCTGCAATCGTCGTGACCTTGCGGAAATAGCATCGTGGCAGATGACGCAGTCTATGACGCGATCAAGGCGTACCTTGAGACGGCAGCAAATGTTGCGGTACTGGTCGACGCATCGACCGGCATTGTCCCGCCGTTTCGATTCGAGAACGAGAATTTCAACAAGCCGGAGCCGCCGGCGCCGTGGATCGCGATGGCCATCACGGGCGTTATTTATTCGCAGGAATCGATCGGTGCCGGCCAGCAGGAAGACAACCGCTGGGACGAGACCGGGCATCTGTGGCTGCCGGTGTTTGTCCCGGCCGGAACCGGAGCCTCGCGTGCGCGGCAGTTGGGCAAGATGCTGGCGAACATCTTCCGCGGGCTGACGCTGCTCAACGACTCGCTGGAATTCATGGACAGCTTCATCGGCGAGGGTGAGCCCGCGCCGGAAGAGGGTAATTGGTACAAGCTCGAGGTGGCGATCGCGTGGCGACGGATGGAAGCCTGAGAATGAAAATTCATGGCGGGCGTGACCACCCGAACGGCTGGCGGAATTATTTTGCCGATTGTCCTGTTGTGCGCCTCAACGGCAATCGCGTCGATCACGTTGTCGAGGCCGACGATGTCAAGGGATATGTGATCGTGGAATTGCGTGATGCGCGCGGAAGGCCGGTTGTTGACGATGCGGGTAAGGCCATCGCGACCCGCCGCCGAGATGGCACAGTCAAAATTGCGGGCCGCCGGATGCGCGCGAGCCAACTGACAGGTAGGAGGACAGGACCATGCAACACGTGATCGCGAAACCAATCAACACCAGGGTGCGTCGTCTTCGCGTCGGTGATCCGATCAGGCGAAACGACGACCTGTCGCCGCATACGTTCGATGATCTCAAGGCGCGGGGATTCATCACAGAGAAGGGGGAGCCTGCGGCGCCGGTGAGCGCATTCGGTGGCCCGCATGTGGCCAAGGTAGTCTGACGCCAAATCAGAGTCAGCTTCAAACGCCCCGCGTGACGCCCGCGCGGGAGCGACGACAAACGCGCCTGGGCAACGCGCTCGCGCCGTCGTGAGACGCCGCATTCCCTGTGAAGCGCCGCTGTGAAGCGCCGCTTTCCCAATTGATGGAGAGCCCCCAATGACGTCGAGCAATCGCACACAAGTCCTACTTTGTCGCGAGGCGACCGCAGGCACCACGCCGGTCACGCCGCGCATGCGCACGGTGCGGATCACCAGCGAGGGCTTGAGCTTCACGCCGGAGTATATCGACTCCGACGAGCTGCGCGCCGACCGTATGCTGGGCGATCCGATCAAGGTCATGCAGGCCTCGCAGGGGCCGATCGGTTTCGAGTTGGCCTATCCCGATGATGAAGATCCGATGTCGGAGATCTACCGTTCGGCGTTCTTCAATGCTTGGACCAACACCAACCAGCGTGACAACGACGGCGCCGCCGACTCGGTGATCACTGACGTCGCGACCACGAATACTGTTCTGACGGTGACTACCGGAGCGGCCTTCGTGGCGAAGGAGCTCTACAAGTTCTCCGGCTTCGCCGTCGCCGGCAACAATGGCGTGTTCGCCTGCACCACCGGCTCAGCGACGGTGCCGCGGTTTGTTGGTTCCGGGATCACCAACGAAACGGCGCCGCCGGCGGCCGCGCGCGTCAAATGCGTGGGTTTCATCGGCGATAGTGGCGATATCAATGCGACAGCGACAGGCCTGTCGTCGACCACGACCGACTTCACGACCATCCCAGGCATTGCGGTCGGCAAGTGGCTCAAGATCGGCGGGGTCGGCGCCGCGTTCCGCTTCGTCACGTCTGCGCTCAATGATTGGGTGCGTATCACGGCGATCACCGCCACCGCGCTGACCTTCGACAATCGCCCCTCCGGTTGGACCACGGAAACCGGAACCGCGTTGACGATCAAGTTCTGGTTCGGCGACCAGATCAAGAACGGCACCACGCAAACCAACCTCTCGATTGAGAAGGGTTTTCTGGGGCAGACCGTTCCGACCTACATCATCAACACCGGCATGGTGGTGAACACACTCGATCACTCGATCACGTCGCGGCAGAAGATCACTGGTTCCGCCAGCTTCATGGGCATGGGCGGGTCGCAATCGACGGTGGCGCTCGATGCTTCGCCGGATGCTGCGACGACGGGCCAGATCATGGCAGCGAACGCCAACGTCGGCCGGATCGGGGAGGCGGGCGCGCAGGTAACGTCGCCGAACTACGTGCGGGAGCTGACGTTTCAGATCAACAATAATCTTCAAACGACGGAGTCGGTCGATCAGGCATCGCCAACTGCTGTGGTCGGTTTTGAATGCGCGGTGACCGGCAAGATCAATACATACTTCGGTGACAACACGATCTTGGCCAAGCTGTACGCGGGCACGGCGACGTCGATCAACGCGCGCGTCGCGAAAAACAGCCAAGCTTTGATCTACCAGTTCCCACGCGTGACGCTGCGTAGCGGTGTGCCGGCCGCGGGCGGGAAGAACCAGTTTGTGATGCTTGATTCCGACTTCACGGCGAGCATCGATACGACTCTGACGAATGCGCAGATGCTGCTGGACCGCGTGGAATACTTTGAAGCCTGAGTGATCTTACCGCATGCGTGGCGGTTGGCATGTCGAGCGCCGCTCGCCGCAACCTCCCCGAAACAAGGAAGTGCCGATGGATATCAAGAAAGTCAAAGTGAACTCCGAGGCGATCGACGCTGGAGAGTGGGTCAAGGATCTTCCGGAAATGGACGATCTTGAGGTGCGCGTGCGCGGCCTCAACAATGCCGACTATGAAAATCTGCAACAGAAGCTCATTCTGAATGTGCCGTTCAAACGCCGGCGGCGCGGCATGCAGAAGGAAGACCGCGAGAGGATTCAGAACCAGTGCCTGATCGAGACGGTTCTCTATGATTGGAGAAACCTGACCGACGGCGGCACTGCCGTTCCGTACTCCAAAGAGGCCGCCGAGAAATACATTGCCGATCCTGACTATCGCGCATTCCGCGATGCGGTCATCTATGCCGCATCTATCGTCGGCGAGTCTAAAGACGAAGAGGATGATGCGACGGAAAAAAACTCCGATGCGCGCTCAGCTACGAGCTAGAGCGCAAGGGCACCGACGACTTCCTGGCTGACGTCGCAGAGGAAGAGACGGATGCGGTTTCATTCGCAGATGCGGTCGATATCCCAGACGATGTCGAGTTGTCGGAATGGGCCAAGCCCTACTGGAGCGCATGGCATCGGCTCAGCACCGATCGTCCGTTCGGAGCCATGGGCGGCGCCGGCCGGATACCGTGGTCGGTGATTGCGGGTTACGTCGACAGAAGATTCCCAAGAGATCTTGAGATGACGGAACGCTATGCCCGCATATTGTGGAGCATGGACGATATCTATTTGCAGTGGCTCGCTGAACAGCAAAAAGCCAACGAAAAGAAAACCTGAATTGTCATGCAAACCGAGGTCATCCGGAAGATCACGATCCGCTCCACCACCGAGGGTGCGGCGGAATCGGCGGCCGCGCTCGACAAGCTGAAGACCTCGCATGAGGGCGTCGCCAAGGCAGTGGAGGCGAGCGATCGGCGGTTCAATTCGTCTTTGCGGACACAGCAGGACTTTGAGAAGGCGCAGCGCCAAGTGAGCGCCGCTGTCAGCTCCAACGGGGTGGCTGACTTCGCGAAAAGTACGCTGGAGCTGGCGGGCCATCTCAAGCTCGCGGCGGCCGCGGCATACATCTTCATCCCGGCCTTCCGGCAGATGGTGAACCCGGCGATCATTGCCGGCGTCGCCCAGATTCCCGGTGCGATCCATGCCATCTCGCCGGCGGCGTTTTCCGCTGGCGTTGCGGTTACGCGCGGATTGATGCCGGGCCTTACCTTCCTCGCTCGATCGAGCGGACTGATCCTGGTCGCTGCGGGGGCGGTGCAGGTGCTGGCGTCGACCTGGAAAACCGGTTCCGACCTGATCGAGAAATACGCCAAGCAGCAGCGCGAATTGTTCGGCGCCGATGCCGAGGAAGCGACGCTGAAAAAACTGACTCGGCTGCAGCAGGACACGATCGATGCCGCGCAGGTACAGACCGCAACCAATCTCGGCATTCGCCTGGACGAGGCGAATCGCAAAATTGCCGAATTCTGGAAGGTGCAGATCGATACCACGAATGTGGCGCTGGGCCTGCAGTCGGTATGGGTGAGGATCGTCGAACTGATCGGATCGGCCGCGGAGAAAGCAACGCAAGTGGGCCGCAATGCTGTTCCGGGAGGCGGCTCATTTATCGGCCGCGTGCTGAACGTCCTCACGCGTGGCGGTTGGTCTGGGACATCGGAGGCGGCCCCAGCGCAAGATCCGGCAGAGGCGCTGCAGGCGGCCCGCGGGCGACTGTCGGCGGCAATGGGTGGCGATAGTTTCTGGAAACGCTGGAATGACAACATCAGGGCCCTGGGCGAGGGCACCAAGAAGACGACCGATGACACTGAAAAACTGACCAATGCGTGGACGCGCGCGGTCAATACCACCAGCCGCAACATCGCAATCCAGGAAGCGCAGGCGGCCGCGGTCGGGCAGGGCGCCGGGCAGCTCGCAAGGCTGCGGACCGAGGCGGAACTGACCGAGGCCGCGCAGCGGGCGGGGATTCCGATCACCGGTCAGGCTGCGGAGCAGTACCGAATCCTGGGTGAGCGGGCTGCGGCCGCGGGCGAAGCGCTGGCCCGCGCCAGAGTGACAAGCGAGGCCAGGTTCGATCGGTCGACGATGTTCTTAGGCGAGGGTGAGGCGGATATCGCCCGCACGTTGCGGCCGGTCTATGGCGACAATGTTTCGACGTCGCTGTCCAGTGCGGAGGCTGGTGTTCTCAGGGTTAATGCGGCGCTCAAAGAAACCCGCGATCTGACAAAAGAGTTTGCCACCGGGTTCGCGCGGGACTTCCGAAGCGAATTGCAAAACGGCGCTAACGCATGGGATGCCTTCGGTAAGGCAGGAATTAATGCGCTTAACCGTCTGACAGACAAGCTGAGCGACATGGTGATCAATGGCCTTGTCAACAAGGCGCTCGGTGGATTGGCGGGCGGCGGTCTGGGCAATCTCTTTTCCTTCGGCAGTTTTGCCGGCAGCGGCTTTGGTGGCAGCGGAGCGCCGTTGGCGGTTGGCAGCGGCCGCATTGGTGGCATGGTCGGCTCACTCCCGCAGATGCAATACGTGCATCCCGCATATTACGAGAGCGCCCCACGAATGCGCGGCGGTGGCTTCATCACCGACGACGGCGTTCCGGTTGTCGCTCATCCAGGTGAGCGAATCCTGAATGCGGCGGAGACGCGCGCCTATAACGCCCGTTCGGGCGGCGTCGTGGTCAACCACACCATCATCAATAATGCCGGCGTCGATGTGCAGACCAGCGAGCGGCAGAATTCGGACGGCTCCATCGATATCGAAACTGCCATCGAGCGCAAGGTCAACAAGACCATCGGTTCTGGTGCCGCGGATCGGTCGCTGAGGCGCGTCGGCGGCGCGCCGACTGTGACCCGGAGATAGGTCCATGACCCTGGCGACATGGCCTGTCACCGTGACCTTGTATCTCAAGCAGTCCGATTACCGGGAGCGTCCGGAGCGGACGGTCGATGCGTTCCAAGTCGATCATGGTCCGGCGCTGGAGAACCGCGCGACGTCAGTTCCGACAACGGTCATCTCGGGGACGATCCAGTGCCGAACGGCGGCCGAATATACGGACCTGCTCGAATTCTACCAGGATGATCTCCGGGATGGAATCTTACACTTCACGCGCGCACATCCCCGCACAGGGGTCGCTGCCCAGGAATTCAAGTTCGAGAGTTTCGAACTGAGCAAGGTTGGCGGAATCCTCCTGCATGAGGTCACGGTCGTGCTGCGCTACTTCCCGCCGGTGGCCTGATCCATGGCGCGCATCATCGACGACGCGGTTCAAACCGAACTGGAAAGCCCTGGACGATCGGAGCTCATCCTGTGCTTTCTGACGGTGACCGATCCAACGCGGGACACGCCGGCGCGAGTCGTCTGCGAAGAAAACGGCAATATCTCTTTCGCCAACGGGCTTGCGATCAATTACTACCTCGATGGTGACCTGTACTATGGCTTGCCATTCCGGCCGGCGCGGATGTCGGACGACGATCGGCCGGCGCGGGCGACCCTGACAGTCCCCGCCTATCATCGCCTGATCCTGGAATGGTTTCGGGTGATGCAGAATCCGGCGAGGCTCAAGATCGATTTCTATGCGGCATCGGCGTGGCCCGCGGCAGTCGATGCCGACAATGCCAGGACGCCATCGACCGCGCCCAATCGGGTCTATCTGGCCGACAAGCTATGGCTGCGTAATGTGGCCGCCGGCGGAACGGAGATCAGTTGTGAGATCGGTGGCTATGACTTCACTCAGGAGCCACTCGGCAAGCGGGCGACCAAGAACCTGTGTCCGGATTTATATCGATAGGAGCTAACGGCGATGTGTAAGACCACGGATGAAGCGAACTCGAAGACAGACCGGCTTATCGAGTCGATGGATCGACTGAGCGCCGCGCTTGAGAAGGCCGCGCTTGTTGTGCCGACAGTCCACGTGCCGGTCTCCGTTGTTGATATCACTACGCTTGTTGACCGGACGATTAAGAGGGCGGTCGGCTCCGGAGAGGTCGATCGATCCCTCCGTCGGCTCGGCAGTGCTCCGGTGATCACTCGGCAGTGAGTTCTCCGCCGCGTTGGGTTGAGCACTATCTGGCCATTCCATTCGTCGATCGCGGTCGCACGGAACGTGGCGTCGATTGCTTCGGCCTAGTGCGGCTGGTGATGGCGAGGCAGGCCGAGATCACGCTGCACAATTACGGCTTTGTCGATGTGCGGGATCGAGGTTCGATCGGTTCCGAGATCGCCGCCGCCAAGGCCGATCGTAGTCTATGGACACCAGTCTCGATCGGTGGCGCGCGGCCGCTTGACGTGGTGCCCATGGTCGATGATGTCGGTGTCGACGATGGCCATGTCGGGATCATGGTGACGCATCGGCACGTGTTGCATACCGAATTCGCATCGGGGCCGGTGTGTCTCGATATCTCGCATCCGTCTGTGGTGCATCGCTTCCAACCTCAACACGCCCCCTTGGTCTATAGGCACCGCGATCTATGCACGTGATTGACGATCTCTCGATCGAGAAACGGCTGGACGTGTTGGCGCGTGACGCCGGCGCCGACCGTTTCGGTACGTTGCCGATCGTGCATCGGCCGAACCTGTTCACGCCCAAGCGGGAGCTGCGCCGCGCCGGGTTGACCATCGCGCAGATCGTGGAATCGATCGACACACTGCCGCCGCTATTCTGGGAGCGCGGCGTCGTCACCATTGATCGTCGCGATGGTGAGGGCGTCGAGGTCGTGCCGCGCGCGATGTGGCGCTACGTCAAGCCCAAGGTGGGTGGGCCGATCCCGATCGAGGTCAACTTGTGGATGCCCCCGCAGGGGTCGGGGGTCAAAGGCATTCTAGGCATCGTTGCGGCCGTCGCCATCATTGCTGCGACATTGTTCACGGCCGGCGGTGGACTCGCGTTCCTGCCAGGGATCGGTAGCCTCTTGGGGGCCGGTACCTTCGGCGCACAACTCGCCGCCGTGGCCGTCTCGATCGGTGGCGCGCTCGCCATCCAGGCATTGACGCCGCCGCCGTCGGTCGCAGCGCTGACGTCCGGGGGTGCGGGTGCGCTCGATAACCAGATTGCACCCGCGAGCCTGTCGGGGAACGTGTTGCGGCCGGGTTCGCCGATCCCGCACGTGCGTGGCCGCCGCAAAATCTACCCGCCGGTCGTGGTCAAGCCGCTGATCGAGGTGGTGGGTGACGATGAATATGCGACCGCCGTGTTCGGGCTTTCTGGTGCTCACGACTTGGCCAACATCCGCGCCGACGGCGTCGATCTCGATGAGATGGAGGATGTGGAGCACGAGATTCGCGAAGGGCATTCGAGCGATAGCATCATCACGCTGATCGATCGGCAGTCGAGGACAGACACCACAATCATCAACCTGTCGCAGCACAAGATCAATCCAACCAGTACCGCAAGGCTTGACGATCAGACGACGCCAGAAAATTCGATCCCGCAGTGGCACTCGATGCGGGCCGACGGCTCGCCGGATGAAATATGGATCAACCTGCGTTGGCCGCAGGGCCTGTTCGATGCCGACAACCCCGCCGATGAAATGATCACGCCGGTTCGGGTTCGTATCCGCCAAGTCGGCGACACGGCGTGGATCAACCTGCCGGAGATATTCTTCGCCTATCGAAAACAGGAATCATTCCAGAAGGACATCCGGTTGAAGTGGGGCACGGCGCCGACCCTGCCGACACCAGCCACGACACGCTGCCCCTACGCGGCGTTTTCCGCGGTGCCGATGCGTTGGACCGATGCCGGGCTGACCAGCTTCACCGATTTTAATACCGGCACGGTCGCGAACGCCAATGACGGGACCACCAC